CATCCTTCTGTCATCCTGATCTATGGCGCTGGTGGTGATGGTAAATCCACTGCCGCCTGGGCGCTTGCTAAGCACATCGCAACTGGCAAACCTTTCAAGGTTCGTGGTGCTGACGTCCCAACAACACAAGGCCCTGTCTTGCTTCTCAACGGTGACCAGCCTCTGATCCAGTTGAAGGAACAGTTGATTGAAGCTGATTTCCCGATCACTGATCAAACCTTTATTCAAACTGATTGGCAACTTCAAAGGTATGCTCAGTTTATTAAGTTGATGGAGACTTATAAGCCTAAACTTGTTGTTATTGATTCCTTGATTGGATGTTCCGGTGGTCGAGCATTTGATGAAAATAAATCTGACTTTGCTACTCCGCTGTACTGGTTGACCAAAAATAATGGCGATCTCTTCCCTGCTGCCACCATTCTGATCATTCACCATGCCAACAAAAATGGTGGATTCCGAGGCACCTCAGCCATCCGTGACGCCGTAGACGAGACATGGTCTCTCAAGCGGAGTGAGCCAGACCCCCAGAAGCGCTCCAAACAACAACAGCAGCTGCAGCCGCATGAACGGCTCATTGAAGTGGAGAAGAGCCGCTCAGGGCGCTCAGGGACGCATCTCATCCTTGGACAGGACGATGACCTCAACTTCTACATTGCTGACTTCACGCCTGAGATGGATCCAGACGACACCACACCCTCCTCTGTTCAGGGTCGCGTGCTGAGTCGCTTGAGAACCGCTTACCCCGAGTCACGCACCAAAACCGATCTCCTCGCTGATCCGCTGGTGTCTGGCTCTGCTGCTGCAATCAAGAAAACGCTCCAAAGACTCGAAGCTCAACAACTCATAGTCTCTTGCGTCCCAAAAAATTCTCGTTCCAAACAATACACAGCTAATCTCGCGCGTGGAGAGGGTCAGAGGCTGTCCCCTTATGGTACGGATGCCAGTGATGGAGCGGGATCTGATGCGGGACAAAGCTTAGGGGACATTGACCTTGTCCCCGAGCTTGCTGATGGAGCGGTTGAGATTCAGCTGACCGAAGAACAACAGGGACAAGTCTGACTGTCCCTATAGGCTGTCCCCAACTAAATCCCTTGGCATCACTGGCATTTGGGGCGTTGGGGACGTATTTCACATCTATACGCGCGCGAGGATGAACTGGACTGAGATTTTGGAACGTGGTGGCGTGCCAGAGCCGCCTGGCTACCATGAAACTGTAAAATTAGTGATGGCTAGGACATATATCAAATCGTCTCAAAAACAAAAGTCAAAACGCAAAAAGAAGTAAATTCTTCGCATGAAAGAGATCAAAGCTTACCTGCCGCCTGAGCTTGTAGAACAACTCTCCAGCCAGGCTAAAGAGCAAGGTATCAATCGTTCAGAGTTGATTCGCAATCAACTCATGGCTGCCCAATCAGACTTCAAACTTTCTCCCAATGATTTTCAAAAAACTGTTATCAAAATTCGTCGCCGCTATAGCTATGGTCTGGACAGGCAGCAAGCCGAAAGCGTTGTTGCCGCAGTCATCTCTGAACTCTTTAACAACACCCAAAATGACCAGAAAAATTAATTTTCACTATTGCCAGATTGTCAACGATCCAAGCATGCCGTTAGCTATTGCAAGGTTTACGGCCTACGATGATCAAGACCAAATTTATGCAGTCTCGCAAGTTACTTATGAAAATAATTCAGACTATTTTCAGTCTGAAATTTCTTCAGCCCTTGAGTGTGGAGTTGATGTAAGCATCCTAGCGCCAGCTCCGCTGTCAGATTTTCAAGAGCTTGAACAACTTGTTGGCATATGAAATATGTTCAGGTCTTTCGACGCAATAAAGATTGGATTGTTTTAACCGATGATCATACAGTAACGTTCCATCAAACCCTTGCTGGAGCGATGGACCATGCCTCCGCCCAAATCAGGACGCCAGCTCATTCTGGAACGCCTTCACAAGGCCATGAATCTCTCGACTACTGCTGACCTCCAAAGAGCTGCAATGTTTTTGGAACGGGCACGAGAGATCCGCAATGGTTGTCGCAACCAACGCAACACTTCCCGCTCCAATCAACGCACAGCCTGGAAAAAGCGTGTCGACGATTCGGTTACATGGTAACGTTTGCCTAGCACACTATTCAGCAATGGCGACCAAACATGGTAACCGCGTCTATATCCAAGTCTTGCTAGAGCCCTATCGGGGCGAGCTGTTCCTGCTAGAAGCCGAAAAACAAAACCTCAAACCCTCCGCACTCTTAAGGCAACTAGCGTACGAATATGTCGCAGAAAACGTTGATGAAGAAGCTTACTGTGATGCTATCGTCAAAGACAAACAAAAATGGCAAGAAGCTGTAGATGCAAGGCTTTTGGGACGTGCTCAGTCCCGTGCAGCAGTCATCGAATCGTCAAATGAAGCAATATGAACAACTGCTTGTTTTAACAGCTTAGATTGATGCCAACTTTGCCTCGCTAACGCTACACATAGTTGAGATAACACTTCTACATCACTGCAACTTTCAATCTCACGTACTGATCGCTCCAAACCTAATTCTTCCTCAAGGGTTTGCTCCACGATCATCCAGTCGGCCCAGCCCATTGGATTCCTGCAAAGTACACTTCTCCGCATGATAAGCGCCATTTTCGTGCATGTGAACCACGTCGTGAATCCAAGGCACCATCCATTCATGCACAGGAAAACAATTATCCCAATTTGTCGGGTGAGCGCAAGTGATCACAACTGTCGTAAAGAAGCTGTGTATAAATGCCCATGCCCAATAGAGATCACTCATTGTCTACCAAAATTACCCAGCCAGTTCTTGGGCCTTCTACTTCCCAGCGTGGCTTGAACTCACGCTGCAGAACTTTGACGTCACGGCCTCTATGCGGGTTCTTATGGCCGCCTTTGATTAAGTCTGGTTCGCCTCTAGGGTCTTGCATAATCCAGCCAGGGTCAGCACTATTCTTGCCGTAATAACCACTGATTACGCTCCAATGACCGCAAGCCATGCCTCCACATGATATTAAGTGACCTAAAGACAGGTCGCCATGATGATACCAACCCACCATAACTGGCCTGCCGTTTTCTACTTCTAGTTCTATTAAATCCGCATCGCCATCATCTCGAAATTGCACATTTAAGCCTAGACTTTCTAACGCTTCAATCTGCGCTTGAACAGACGTCGTGTCACCAAATTTGGCGCGAATTTGATTATACTCATCGTCTGTTTTAACTTTATTGTAAAAAGCTGCCACCATAGCTGCGGCCGACGAGAAACACTCTCGATAGCCAGTTCCCGTGATGTTGTCATGCTGGGTGAAGTATGGCATGAAGATCTCTTGATCGTATCCAGATGCCTTCCATGATTCAAACCAATCGGCATCCGTTTTAAGTAGTTCCGGGTCAATGGATTCCTCAAGCTCCTTAATAGCGGCAAGTTGGTGAGGGGAGTCATCTCTAAAATGTTGGAAGAACGGTAGCAATGACAGCAAACCCACAGAAAACCAAATGCGTTGCTTCATTCTAACGAGGATTGGCAACCAGAACTTTGCCCAGCAGTATATGCAGCCGCAAACAACAAACCGGAAAGTCCTACCATTCCGGCTGCCGCTCCACCAAGAAAAAACCAGCCTAGTGCTAATCCCCAGAGCGGTTTCACTTTTCTGCTTTGGTGGTTGGGAACAGATTCTGCCTCACATAATCCACGACACGATCATCAATCGTGTTGTCAGTCGTCTTGGCATATGCCTCCAGCATCTCAATCAGCATCTTCTTGACGCCTTCAGACTGAAGGAACCTAAACAAAATTGGCTTGATCAGTAGCAGCATTAGGCCAGATGCAATTACCTACAGTCTAGTGCCGATCAGAATGCCCTTCCAATCTTGCGACACTACGCTCCAACTCGCTCAACCGAGCAAAAACTTCTAGATCCTTAGACTTGATGTCTGAATGCAAGACATCAAGGCGACCGCTTAGGTTGTCAACAGCTGTCGTCAGCCGCACCAGTGAATCTCTTCCTTGCTGACTCTGGCGATTCAAGCCACTGGCACCAATACCAGCCACTGTGATTGACGCGCCAGCAACGGCGGCCCAAACTTCAACCATGCCCCGTTACCGACTGCAACCATCATGGCAGAAACACCCCAACAGCAAAAGCCAGAAGAAGAAAAGGACTTTTCACTCCTAGCTGATTTTGTAAAGCTGGCGGTCCTTGCCTGGAGCATGGCCATCCTGACTGCCAACTACCTAGGCGTTTTCAAGCAATCACTTGATCCAACCTTTCCAGCCAGTCTGCTCACTGGCACGATGGCTGCCATGGGTGTCAATGTCGGCCGTAATGGCGGCAAAAAGAAGGAGGAGCCTAAGATTGATACAAAATCTGCCCCCGCTGCAAAATGAAACCGCTTCTAATGTTCCTGGCTACACTGATTGCCGCTCCAGCTCACGCAGACATCATCAATAAAATTTCGTCGTCAGTTCAACTCACTGTTGATGGAGCAGGATCAGTTGCAACGCGAATTCCGTCTTCAATGGCAATATCTGGCAATAACGTCACTCTGGACACTGCTCCTGTGCTTGGCACACTTACTTCCGGCACCGCTCTTGGTTACACTCCTGGCGAGTACAGCATTACTACTGCTGGTGACGCATTTTCGTATGCAGAATCATACACAGAAGGAGATGATGTCCCAACAGTCCTCTCAACAACAGTCACCGCCGGAGTAGTGCCTAGCCTGCCAATTTTTGGCAGCACCACGACAACTTCCGGCGGAGTTAAAGGTGATCTTGCTGGAACGATTGCCACGGATGGTGCTATTGCCATCACAGCTGGCAGTGCTGGCACTACAGCAATTGGCCAAGTTATCCAAGAGCTGACAATTAAATGATTTTTAAGCTGTTTGTCGTATTTATCTTGCTAGATGCAACAGCTGCTGCCGCAGTTCCTGTCATACCAAATTTTCAGCAAGGCACAACCAGCAGCACAACAACAACAAAAACTAAAGTTAATGAAGTTATAAACTCTTATCAATATCGCACTGGTTATGAATACACTGCTTCAGGATCTAACGTAAAA